GCTCTCGAGAAAAAATATATCAAGTTGTATGATTCGACGAATCCGGAGAAAGGCTACAATACAGAGCCCGGAGGAGGCAATCATGCGATGAGTGAGGACGTCAAGAGGAAAATAGGTTCTTCTGTAAAGGGCGAGCGTAATGGAAACTACGGAAAAAGAGGTCCCATGAGCCCAAATTATACAAGAGAAATGAGATATTGTTCCTTTTGTGGTAAAGAGATATGGGTGATGCAGACAAAACTCCGGAGATCCAAGCACCACTACTGCAGCGTCGAATGCAAGAAAAAAGATGCCGGAAACATCCAGGAACACACTGATTCACGCATAGATGTCGTTTGTCCCTGTTGTGGGAAGGTATTCAGGCGGTTTCCGTCTCAGACAAAAGGGAGAAAGAACGTTTTCTGCTCAAATGAGTGCAAACTCAAACATTTCGAAACGTACTACAAAGGCGAGAACAATCCCAATTATGGAAACCATAAAGTTGCCGGAGACAGCAACGGAAGGGCCAGAAAAGTGATGTGCATCGAAACAGGAAAGGTCTATGGATGCGCAAGAGATGCTGATAGGGAATTCGGCTTCTTGATTGGAAGCGTCGGAGCCGTATGCAGAGGGGAACAGAAAACGACTCATGGTCTCCATTTTCAATTTTGTGAATAACTTAATACATGCTGATCCGAGCTGAAGGCTGGAACTAAAAAGCCAGTCATGTGCAACGCATAGAGGATGAAACTGCAAGAGCAACTAAGGTTGCTCTTTTTTATTGCAGAATATAACTCCTCCACGAGGCCTCGACAGCCCAAGTGGTTGAAAAGATATGCTGAACTTATGGGAAACCATAAGAAGCAGAGGACAAAAAGCCTTTGCGATAACAATTTGAAACTTCCAAGCGTATTTTTGGCGGACGAGGTAGGTGCGCTCCCGAATGCGTACGCACTGGAGGCGATGCGCTCCGGCCAGCTGACCATCAAGAACAAGCTCGGGTGCGTCATCTCCACGAAGTACCCGAAGGCTGTGAACCCGTTCGAGGACGAGATTGCGTACGCAAAGAAGATCCTGGACGGTGTGGTAGACGATGATACAGTGTTTGCGCTTCTTTTCGAACCGGATGACCCGACGGACTGGATGACAGACGACCGGATCCTGATGCACGGGAACCCGCTGGCGCTGGACGTTCCCGAGATATGGGATGACTTACTCCAGAAGAGAGCAGCTGCCATCGAAGTCGAGGCACGGCGGGAGAACTTCCTGTGCAAGCACTGTAACATCCTCTACCAGGGAGCGGGGACAGAGACCTACATCCCCGTCGAGGATGTGATGCGGTGCCGGGGCGACATCGACTGGACAGGCCGGGAAGTGTACCTGGGTGTCGACCTGTCGATGACAAACGACAACACGGCCGTGGCGATGGTGGCCTATGACGAGGCGACCGACAAGATACTGGCCGATGTGGTTGGCTTCGTTCCGGAGGGCCGTATCGATGAGAAGAACCGGGTGGAGAAGATAGATTACCGAAAATACATAAAGGACGGCCACTGCGTTGCCTGCGGAGATCGGACCATCGACTACGGCGAGGTGGAGCGGTATGTGCTCGATATCGAGGAAAAATACGGTGTTACTGTGTGCGGTATCGGTTTTGACCGTTATAACTGCCTTTCTTCTGCCCAGAAATGGGAGGAGGCGGGTCTGCCTTGTACAGAGGTCAAACAGCACAGTTCGGTGCTGCATCCTGCCACGAAATGGCTCTCGGAGATGGTGATTGACGGCAATTTCGTCTACGAAGAGAACGAACTGCTGGAAATCAACTTCGAGAACGCACGTTGCACATACGACACCAACATGAACCGCTATGTCACGAAGAAAAAATCCACCGGGAAGGTGGACATGGTCGTGGCTTTAATAAACGCAGTCTATATGCTCCAGCAGAACACGATTTTCGGGGATATGTTGGACTGGGCTGTACAGATCATCTGATAGGAGGTGAAAGAGAAAATGGCATTATTCAGACGCAGCATCGAGACCGGCCCACCGGCAGAAGGCACGATGCTGAACGAAGAGAGCCTTGACCCGATGCTCCGTGCCGCACTCGGCTCGGATACCATCACGGAAGAAGATGCGCTGCAGATCCCGGCGGTGAATGCGGCGGTGAATTTCATCTCCTATGCCGTGTCGGGGCTCAAAATCAGGCTTTTCAGAAGCGAAGGAAACGAGACCGAAGAAGTTGTCGATGATTACCGTTTACGGCTCTTAAATCGGGAAACAGGCGACCTGCTGGATGCTTACCAGCTGAAGGCTGCGCTGGTCAAGGACTACCTGCTGGCCGGGAACGGCTACGCATACGTCGACTGGCGGGGCATGGAACTGAAGGGCATCTATTACGTCGACCCGATGTACGTTTCCTACGATGCGTATGTGGATCCGATCTTCAAAAAGACCAGATTCTACATCAACGGGCAGGACTACCGGGACTACAAGGTGATGAGGATCCTCAGAAACACGAAGGACGGCATCACCGGCCGTGGACTGGTGCAGGATTCCGACATTTTGTTAGGAACGATGCTTGCTTCGCTCAAGTATGAGAGCAAGATGGTCAAGACCGGCGGGAAAAAAGGCTTTTTGAAGACGAAAGGCCGTATCCGGCAGGACTTGCTCAATGAACTGAAGAAAAGCTGGCGGTTATTGTACTCCAACGACTCCGATGAGACCATCGTGGTCTTGAATGACGGTCTGGAGTACCAGGATGCGGGCCAGACGGCTGTCGAATCGCAGCTGAACCAGAACAAAGACACCAACTCCGACCAGGTACTGAGTGTTTTCGGCATCGTCTCCTCGGTTTTCAGAGGGAATGCGACCGAAAACGACGTGAAGAACACGGTGGAATTCGCCATCAAGCCGGTGGCGAAGGCACTGGAGACGGCTATCAACCGTTTCTGTCTGCTTGAATCGGAGAAGGATACCCTCGAATTCGAGGTAGACATGGACGACCTTGACATGACGAACATCCTGACAAGGTACCAGGCATACGAAGTAGCGGTACGCAACGGCTGGATGCAGCTGGACGAAGTGCGCTACGAAGAAGGCCGCAACCCGTTAGGCCTTGACTTCATCAGACTCGGACTTGACACGGTCATTTATGACCCGAACAAGAAAGAGATATACACTCCGAACACCAAGGAGTGGGTCAAATTTGACAGCAAATCCACTGAGAAGGGAGGTGAAGGCGCAGATGAAAGCGGAGATCAGAGCGGACAGGAGCCAGATGACCGTTGAGGGGTACGTTAACGTGACAGACCGGAACAGCCGGACACTTTTAGGGCCGAGAGGGCCTTTCGTGGAGCGGATCTCTCCGGGAACGTTTGGACAGGCTCTGCAGAGAGGCGACCCGGTGGGTCTGATGTTCAATCATCAGCGGATCCTCGGCAGCACGGACGATTGTCTGGAACTGAAAGAGGATAACATCGGCCTCTATGCGAAGGCCACAGTCACGGATCCGGAAGTCATCGAAGAGGCGGCGAACGGCCACCTCCGGGGATGGAGTTTCGGGTTCATGCCGCTCGCGGATAGTTGGGAGGAAGGCGATCCGCCACATCGGTGCGTCAATGAGCTTGAGCTCAGAGAAGTATCGATCCTGACTCTTACCCCTGCATACATCGCTACCAGCATCGAGGCCAGGGATGAAGGCATCGTTGCGGTAGAGTTCCGGCAGGACAGCGAAGAACCGGAGATCCGGGTGCTGGATGCGGAACAGGAAGTGCAGCAGGAAGAGGAAACACCGCCTCCCGAACAGAACAACCTTTATCAGTTATCACTTGAAAAAGCAAAACTTAACATCGAGAAAGTGAGGTACTAAGTACATGAACATCAAAGCTTTAATCGAAAAGAGAACCGCTCTGTTAGAAGAAGCACAGGGCATGATCGCTGCTTGCGAAGCTGAAGCAAGAGCACTGAACGAAGACGAGTCCGTTAAGTATGCGGAAATCTTCGAAGAAGTAAGAAAACTGAATGAAACCATCGAAGCAAACAACAAGCTCCAGAACGAAGCCGACATCGAAGTCCGGAAGGTAGAAGAACCGGAAAGCGAAGAAGTGATGGAATACAGAGCATTCGAAGAATACATCAGATCCGAAGCACGGGCAAACAACCTGACTCCGGCTTCCGGCTCCGGACAGGCTCTGATCCCGAAGACCATCGCCAACAAGATCATCGCAAAGGTGTATGACATCTGCCCGATCCTGGAACAGTCCACCAAGTACAACGTGAAGGGCACCCTGTCCATCCCGTACTATGATGAAGGCACCACCGCTATCACAGTAGCATACCAGACAGAATTCAGCCCGCTGGCTTCCAACGTAGGCGCATTCACCACAATCGACCTGACCGGTTACCTGGCAGGCGCACTGGCACTGGTATCCCGCTCCCTGATCAACAACGTACAGTTCGATATCGTTGCCCATGTCGTTAACTTCATGGCTTACTCCATCAAGAGATTTATCGAACAGGAACTGCTGAAAGGCACGACCAACAAGGTAGCAGGCCTGTCCGGAGTAACAGCCGGCA